GTTCTTACATATGCCTGTGTGCTGCTATTGGTAATAGTTGAGGTTGATAAGGTAGATGCGTCCTCTAAAGGAAAATTGCTGCCTTTAAGAGTAATATCCAGCGAAGCATCTCCAGAAGATCCGCTAAAGTTAAAGTCAGGAATAATCCTTCTTATAAATGTAAATACCTCTCCATCGCTAAGCTCAAGATCTCCTGACTCAATATATGCGGTCATTGCAGATCCATCATCGTCATAGCCTGTTTCGTGATCATACAAGTAATTCGCATCTGTAGTGGTAATAACAGATGAGGCTAAAGGGTTGTCTCTAGTAGCCGCACCTATCCAAGCTCCTCGAACTAATGTGCCAACAGACCAAAGGTTTTCTGCGTAGTTATAGGTGACATAGTTGGTAATTTCTGTATCGCCAGTTCCAATAGGATAAAACCAAGTAACCTCCGAATGTGCGTTGTTCTCAG